AACCCAATCTATGTAAATTGATAGCTTTCCCGGAAGCCGTTCCACCTAGTACATCACGACGGGCACTGGCAAAGTAGGTGCCTGCTTTTTTAGGGAAATTCTCTATATCGATAATTGTATCCCAGGAGGTTGTTCCAATAACGAGTGCCTTAAGTTGTTTATGCTTCATATTCATATTCCTATAATCATCCATTTTAAATGACTGTCCGGGATTCTACAACTTTCTACACAAACATTATTCAATAATTGCCATAAAGCAATAAAAAACAGCGAAAGCATACCGTTCTTATGCGCCTCCGCTTAGTTTTACAGTACATCCAATGTCATTAAGTTAAGCAGAATCAAGAATTATAGAGTCTTACCTACAAGCAGGTGAGGCTCTTTTTTGCACAAAAAGCAAAAAATACTTGACAGGCTAAACTGCAAAACTTTATATCTATAACAGATTTTTTTACTTGGTAAATCTAAGAATTACCGCTCTAGCTTTAGAACCCTCAAATTTTGTCCAATCTTTATTTACTTCTGATTGTATAGATATCATATCTACAGCATCTAAATACAATAGAATATCCTCCCCCACCAAATCTCTATCTTGTTTTAAAGTATATGAAATATTTTGTGTATTAATATCTAGAGACGATGCGAATTGGATATGCTTTTCATCTTTGTTATCTCCGCAATAAGAAATATCGATACCTGTTTTTGAAACAGATAGTTTCATTATATTGTTGTTATTTACTTCTAAAATCTGGCTTTCTTTCTCAATAAGTTTTCCCCTATCACATTCTGCATATACTATTTCTAGACCTTTTATCCTAGATCCTTCAACAAGATTAAAAGTATATGTATCTATCGAATCTGTCGAGGAATACTCTATTTGATCCGATTCCTTTTTCGATGTAACCTTCTGATCTTCTATATGACATGCGGATAGCAGTACGCAAGAAACCACAAGGAATAATTTAATTAATATTCTAGTCCCACTCACAATTTTACATTTAAAACACTGCATATTATTAACCGTCATAACTGCACCTCTCTCATTTTTACCTTACTTTTTAGATATCGGCTTTGCGAGATAAACGATTCCAAATATCAATAGGATGATAAGTAATCTACAGATTATTGCGTCCATATATCGTTGTTATCCCTAACGAAAAATTATCTGCTATACCCTTCTTCCCTACAAGTGCAGAAAAATAAACACTCATGTTCTCCCATGCTCCCGTGCCTACGCCTTTTTCGCATCCTAATTCACCTTCATCATATGAGTGACACACAAAAATACAAGTCTATTATTTCTCTAAAGGAAGTACTACAATAATCTAGTTAACTAGTTAAGAAAATGTCGGAATAGCTATCTATTTCGACATTTTCATTTAATGTAAAATATTTGATTATCCGAAGTAATCACTTCGTTAAGTAATATCAGAAAAACAAAAGGTACCCGAAATTTCGGATACCCTTATATGGCGCCTTAAACGAAGTTAAAAAAGTGAAATAAATCATGTTAAATAAAGGCTTTTATAAATTCATGAATACTTTAATGAATACTTTTGCTACAATTTTCTTATCTTTTTTACTTTCTATTAGCCTTATCAATCATTTCTTTCATCGCATTTCTGATTACGTCTGCTTGAGTTACACCAAGTTTTTGACATGCTTCACGGAACGCTAAAACAAATTCATTTTTGTATGTAGCAGATACTCTCATCATGTTTTCTGCTCGCCACTTTGCATTATATTCTTTCTGATTAAAATCGCCGTTACTTGTTTTTGGCATATTATTGATCCTTTCTATTTCTGAGAAGCAAAACCGTTACAACACTTGCAGTCAAAACAGCAACTATGATATAAATTGGCATACTTGATATTTTATGAAAAACAACCTATAATTCAACTAAGGAGAGGGGCTTTCGCCCCTAGCCGGAATCACTTGGTCAGCCACCATGTGATAAATCCAGCAACTACTCCCGACAGGACACCGACGAGGAAATCACGTGCAAGGCGTTTCAGCTCATCGGTTTTTATTTTGTTTTTCATCTTACCTCCTTTCCGAATATATAATAGCACAATGACGTCACTGTGTAAAGTATTTTTATGAAATATTTTATTTTTTTGTATAAAAAACGAGCCTACCCTCGCAATGAGAGTAGGCTTTCAATTACTTCATATCTTCTTCGACAATATCATTAGGTTCTACTTCCGGCAAACCTGCGAGAGATGTTCCGATTGATAGAATTGCGGCTAATGCAGAAGTAGAGCAAACTAACTTCCAATCAACCGCTCCGATGGTTGCTGTTGTTCCGATTGCTGCAACGAATGTCTGTGCTGCTGTCTTTAATGCACGTCTGCCTGCTGCCTTTGCCCATTTAGTCCAATATTGTTTGTCTTTCATCTTTTTGTTACCTTTCCCTTTCTTCTTAACTCTTCATAGAGTTGATCGCCTGTATGATTTCCACCAAGCGCTTTGTAAACTGTGTGTATCTTATCGACCTCTCTAAATTCATCGACCGTGATTTTGTCCTTGTCGATTAGATCTGCGTGCCATTTGTAAAGTTGACCTCTAAGTATGATCTGCATTCCCTGCTTGATCATACTTAGATCATTTTTTAATTCTGTATCCTCATCTGCTTTCCGCTGCTTCATGCCTTTAATCTTCGCAATCAACCAAGCAATGGCACCACCTGCTACAGCGGAAATAACGGTATTGTAGATGGGAGTAATCAACGGATTCATCGTTTCGAGCATGTCCTTATCCCACTCTGATAGTTGTTCCCGGATAGATCAGATTAGGTTCACTAATACCATTCACCTCTGCTAACCACTGCCACGTTGTACCGTATCTTGCAGCAATGCTTGATAGATTATCACCCGGCTGAATAGTGTAGTATTCATCATCAGATGATTGCGGTGACACTACGCCATCAATCACAATGCGATCTCCTACATGAATAATGTCCGGATTAGAGATGCCATTAATGGCTGCTAGATGCTGATATGTAGTGCCGAATCTCTGTGCAATTTCTGATAATGTATCGCCTGCCTGTACGATGTATGTTGTGCCATCAATCTGTGCTACTGGTTGTTCGTATGTCTGTACTTGTGGTTGTGGTTGTGGTGCAACATATTCACCGCTTGGATTAGCATATTTCATCCATGCTTCTGCATCGCCATAGAATTTATCTAAATCAACGCCACCATCATATCCATAAACGCGGCCGTTTCCTCCTGCGTATTGGCGCATTGCGCATGCGTACGCTCCCTCGTTCCACGGTGTGTCCTGGTAGTATGTCGGCTCGCTGTCTGCATATTCTGCAACCCACAGGCCGTAATCTCCGACGCCTGCAACCTTATTTAATGCGGACGCCTGAATATAAACTAATGGCTTCACGCCTGTCTGGTTATAAACGTTATCACACCAGGCCTTGATCCATTCGTTTGGATAAACGTTCCACGCTGCGTTGCTCTCTCCCTCGAAGTCAAGAACCAGAATTCCTTTGTGGATATATCCTTGAATGTTCTGCAAGAAGAAATTACTTTCCGCGATTGGATCGCCTCCGTTGGCGTAATGATAAACACCGAATAATTTACCCATCTCGATTGCCTGCTGCACGTGTGTGTCGCAGCATGGGTTAATATATCCGGTTCCCTCCGTAGCCTTTACAACTACGAAGTCGTAACTAATTTGTCGCAAGTCTAGGCTTTGCTGCCAGCTTGCAACGTCAATTCCTTGTAATGCCATTTTTTCCACCTCTTTCTTTCTATCTAAAAAAGCACCCTTTCGAGTGCCTTAATAGCAATATATTTTTTATTTGACATAAATATCAATTTTATCAGCTGCCGTTAAAATAGAATTTTGAAGCACATAGTCATTTCCGTTATCGGCTCCGTTGTAAAATCTGAAGAAATGATCAGATGCTTGCCCATTTCCACCTACCCAAAAATCATAATATCCTTTATTTGGAACAGAAATAATTAAGCTACTTTTAACTGCGTATGATGGGCCGGTAGATGTATATGTAGCTAATATTTCCTTTTTCCCTTTAGGAATAGTTATGCGAACTGTGCCAGGCATTAGCGTTCCGATATATTCGTAATAAACACTACCACTCGGCTGTGATTGTGTTGCTCCTACTGCGTCATCAAGTGCCTTTAGATCTTGTGCAATTGTATTGCTCGCCTTTATTACTTTTCCGTTTTGCTTCGTTCCTATTTTATCAAATATTTCACTATCCTTTTTTCGCAAATCAGATATCACATTTTCAGTCTCAGTTTTGTTTTTTGTAGTATCTTCTTTAAACTTTGTGAGATCTGTGCTCAATTTTTGCACATCCGTTGCAATTTGTGAAATACCGTTTTTAATCGTGGTCGTATCCGCCGCTAATGCATCAGCAGTAGTTTTTGCTTCTCCGGCATGTTTTTTTGATAATGCCGCTTGTTCCGTAGAGGTTTTTACAGCAGCTGCAGCTTCTGAAATTGCCTGCTGAAAGATTGCGATTTCAGAATCGGAAACAATCCCATCTGCTCCAGGTTTTTCTTCAACATAAACATTGAAGTTATATGTTCCGTGCGTACCACCATCAAATGTGATTTCATACTTGCTGATTCCAATTGCCGCCGTCATCTGTTCAGTTTCCGTGATACATACACGACCATTTTCATCAATTGTACCTGCAAGCGCTATGATCTTATTATCAGGCTTTATTCCAATGATTGATGCGTCTGTAGGAACGATTTTAATCCCGTTTTCATCATACAAAGTAAAGCGCCACACTTCACCTTTATCATATTGATTCGCATTGATGATACGTTGTATCGTCGAATTTGGAATAATACATATTTCAAAATCTCTAATAATCATGCTTAATCCTCCTAATAGATAACACTTCCCTGTTTCCCTTTAATTGCAACTGTTCCATCAGGGCCTATCGATATAAAACCATTACCAGCATCGTTTCCAATTGTTATTGACCCATCAGGTGTCGTTTGAATTAATGGATTTGTTTTATGACCGTTTTTAAATATTGCAAAAACATCCGTATCGATAACAAATCTACCCTTTGAGCCGGTAAAACGTAGTCCATAGTCAGGATCATAGTAAGCTTTGACACCATCCGCTTCATCACCAAAAAATATCACCGGAGATTTAATAGTTCCGCCAGTAATTTGTGATCCAATAATCTTAATCGCATTGATTGTTCCTGACGCAATATAATCTGCAACAAATTTTCCATCAAGTGTCCATGCAGATTTGAACGGTCCATTGTATCCACTCGAACTGAAGCCAATACCGTTCATATTGATCCGTAATACATACTTTGCCTTTGCTTTATCAGAATTATCCATGATAAGAATTTCATTTGGTTGACCGGCTTCGTTTCGGTTTATCACCACGTTTCCGCCATCACCGCCGGTGATTAATTCTGTTGCATGATTGATCGCATCTTCCAAGAAAGAATGTACGCCTTTAACCTTCTTTTCTGCTGCTTCTTCCGCCTTTTGATTGACTACATCGCCAAGTTTCGATTTTGCGTTACCGATTTCGATTTTTTTGTATCTTCCGGTAATGCAGTCATATTCCGTTTTGACGACCTTTGCAGATGCATCAATCTGTAGTGTCGGATATGATATTGTGACGATATCGCCAAGTCCAACACGCTCCAGTATTGCTACATTTTTATATTCTTCCGTCTGCCACAGCGGTACAAATTCAATCGAGTAATTCGAGGCCGGAATGCCTACATTATTTATCTTGATATAACTCGTAGCATCCTGATTCAACTGTTCTTTTGTCGGTGTTTCCGGATAATCACTCGACTTATCTAAGATAAAGATATTTTCTCTTGGATAGTTTTGGTGATTTTCTGCATATTGCACATCACCATAGATATTCACGTCATCTTTTGTGCAAAATGCAAGAACGCCTGTATAGGTGCTTTCGATTGTTTCTTCAAGTTCCAATCCCGTCAGATTCTTGCCATATTGTATCAATACACCATTATCTCTGCCGCGATGTGCATGCAGATATACATTCGTCCCGTTATATTCATATTCACCGCCAAATACATCGAGAACACTCCCTTGTACACCTCCTAACAGCGACAACAAGGTCATCGGCTCCGCCTGTTCATAAATGCTCTTGGCATTAACTATATCTGTCTGAAAAGTAAATGCATGTTCCAACATCGAATTACGCTTCAGACCGTCCAAAACCGCTGAAACACCTGTTGCCTTGAATGGCTTGACTGGAATTCCCTTTAAATCAAATGCAATGTGTTCTGCATACACTTCGCATGCATTATCCATCAATTTTTTCACTGTCAATATTCTAAATGGCTGTGGTTCATCACCTTCACGCGGTTCCGTTAGAATGATACGCGATTGCTTCAACTCAGGATAAAGTGCCGCATTTAAAGGATATTTTAAAATCAAAGAAAAAGAACCGTTTAGTTCTTCAGTAACGATGCACTCCGTGCAATCTATCAATTGGCCAATACCATTAGTTTTAAATACAGTTTCATTTTTTTCATATAAAATAATCATAATGTCCACCACCTTGGTTTAATTTCTACCTTTGTTATCCCATCACCTAATCCGATTTGATTTTCACCGGGAATCAATACAATCTTTTTATTGATACGACTGATGTTCCCGTTTCGGCTTTCGATACCCTCGAAGGCAGCGGAAATTTCTGTGTCGATATCTATATACTTTTTTCCGGAACGATTGATCGTAATCTCATCATTCCCGATACGCACAATCCCTTTGCCATATATCCTAATTAAAGGGCTTGCCGCAAAACTTGTAGGATTTAAAATACTTCCGGATTTTGTAAATTCAACGGTGTTTTCTCCTGATTTCAGGAATGATGCCGGCTTGAAATCGAATTCAGCATCACAACTTGCCATATTTCGGAATATAGAAAACTCAATCGAATTGATCACACGTGCCATTCTATAGACCTCTGTATCGTATGTATCTTCAAAACGATGATACCCCGAATCGGAAAGCAACCATGCTTTGATTGCTTTCGTTTTCGTTGCAAGATCGCCATTCATGACGACGATACGATATTTCTTTTGAAAATTATCATACGTTCCGTCTGCATAATGCAGTTTCCCATTTTTCCCCGGCACCGTAAAATCGGAGATGCGTGGAGCTGGCGCATTGTATTCTTCTTTACTTGATACGACTGCACCAAAATTGCGGTTAGATCTGCCGTTATAAATAATCATTTGTCTCATCGCCCTCGTTGCATCTCCTTTCTAATCTTTTCAATCACCATATTTGCGATTGCGTTATTATCTTGTCCCGGCAATGTCTGAATAGTGATATAGTTCGTAACTTGTCCGCCACCAGTTAATTCCTTCAGCTTCGCTTCGGATAATACAACTTCCCTGCCGGCTTCGCCACCACCGAGCAGTTTATCGCCCATGCTGCCGAAAATCGTTGCACCACTTAAAAGTAACGGCTGCTGCATTGCCTTTGCGTACCAATTTACGCCTATCTTAGGCAAGCCACCTTTTAACCAATCAAGAGGGTTAAGGCTTCCACTGATTGAAAAATGTGGCAATGGTATATGCGGCCATCTGAATTCAAAGTTAAACAATCCTTTGATTGTATCGACTGCACCCGTGAAGATGCCGACAATTCCACTCCAAATATCAGAAGCACCATTTTTTATACCACTCCATTTATCTCCGAACCAATCAACGACACCGCTCCATGCATTTCCAATCGCATTGCGGGCATCTGTAACAGCGCCGCTGATCTTACTCCATATGTCCCTAGTGATGTTGCATATCGTATCCCAATTCGCCGCAAGGGCAACTCCGATTGCAATCAATGCTGCAATTGCCACAATAACGATTCCGACTGGACTTGCAACTGCGCCAAGAACTGCAATAACATTCCCAAATAAAACAATTGCATTACCGACAATTACTAATAATGGTCCTACTGCCGCAATGATTAATGCAATCGTAATAATAACTTTCTGCATCCCAGGATCAAGAGATTCCCATGCATTTTTCAAACCCATCAAAAAATTTGACAGTTTTTCCAAAATAGGCAGTAACAACTCCATCAACGTTCCACCGAGTTCAGAGCCAACAACCTTTGCTTTGTTCATCATCACATTAAATTTATCGATTGGATCCTGCATTCCCTCAAATGTATTGTCCAAATTTCCGCCAGCATCAGCTATTGCTGCACCCAAATCCGAAAAATTTAATGTTCCATTTTTGACCGCGCCGTATATCTGATCGCCTGATTTCCCAAATAAATCATAGGATGCCTTTAATCCGTCAATGCCTTCTTTTTGTCCCAAGATCGTTTGTTGCAGATCTTCCAGTGCCTGATTCAACGGTATGCCATCCTGCACAGCATTTTTCAGTGCCTTGCGCAATCCGTTCATAACCGTTTCGGAGTTTGCACCTGATGTTTCAAGTTGTCCCATCAATGATACGGATTGTTCAATATTAAGTCCCATTTCTTGGAACGCTGTGCCGTTTTGAATCAATCCGGACAATAAAGCATCCATTGATGCTCCGGTCTGTTGACCAACAAGATTCAATCGATCGAGCAATGTGCCGGCAGATTCAGAGCCTAATCCAAACGCCGATAATGCCTTTTGTGTTTCATCAATGGATGACGAAACATCTAGTTGATTGATCTTTGCAAATTTAATAAACTTTGTCGATAAATCTTCCAACGCTTGGCCGGTCAAGCCGAACCGTGTGTTGACCTCTCCGACCGCCGCGCCGGCAATATCAAAACTTGTCGGAATCTGTGAAGCAATGTTCGTCACCATTCCTTCCATTTCTTTTAGGTTCTGCCCAGTTGCTCCGGTCTTTGCACGTACCGTATCAAATCCGACATCGACTTCTTTAAACGCCGCTATTGCCGCGGCACCAACTCCGACGATTGGTGCTGTAACATTCTTGGACATGCTTGCACCAACATCCTTGATGCCCGATCCAAGATCCTTCACTTTGTCGCCAGCAACCTGCATCTGTTGTTTAAAAACAGACCCAAAATCCTTGGCCTGTTTTTCCAAATATTTAAGACTGTTTGTTGTATCTGCAATCTCTCTTTCAAGAGCCTGCATCTGCTGTTTATTCTCTTCCGATGGGTCTGCCTTTTTTAACTGTTCATACGCTTCTTTCGTCTCTTTTAACTTATCTTTTGTTGCCGCGATTGATGTTTTTAAAAGGTCCTGTTTCTGTTTCAACAGGGTTACGTTACCCGGATCTATTTTCAACAATCGATTGACATCTTTCAAAGATGACTGCGTATCTTTTAAAGTCGAATTTGCCTTTTTCAATGCTTCGGATAACTTCGTGGTATTCCCATCTATTTCAATTGTGATTCCTTTGATTCTATCTGCCATTTTTTCCTCCTAAAAGTTATCCATATCTTCCTGTGTTGCCAAAACAGGATATTCATAGTCATCGTTTGCTTGTTCTACCGCCATATCCATAACAGCGCCAAGATCCAAAACATCCAAATCTTCAAGCGTTAATCCAAGTTGTTTGCATCGTAAAAGTATTAATGCCGACGTGATCTCGCGGTCCGTCGGCTTTGGGAGTTTTTTGCTTCTACACTCAATTTTTGTGAATCTGCCCAAAGTTCAACAACCTGTGGCATTACTTCTTCTATTGGAAATATTTCGAATGTATCAAGCCATTCAAGCGGATCATCCGCAATCATAGAATCAGCTTGTTTCGCCAATGTATATGATAGATTCAAAAAAATTTCAAGCACGCCGGAAGGGATATCCTTCTTGGATTTCTTCATGGCTTTATCAATCGTATTCATATCTGCAATCAAATCAGAATGAAATTTATTTCTATAGCGAATGATTGTGCTTGCTGTCGCTTTGAACTTCACTTCTTTTCCATTAATTAAAATATTGCGTTCCATTTACACCTCCTGAATAGTTTGAAAAAGGCAGTCGCATTACGCGTCTGCCTTTTCATAAACTTTGTCAAACCACGTTTTATATTTTTCCTCTTTATCTGACGTGATTGTCGCTTTTATGCAGTCGTCCGTTTCGCGTGGCATTACAGTTATTTTGACCGTATCATGCACAGGTGATGTGGACTTCTGTTTTGTTGAAGTCGATAACGAAGGGCGTGAGAACTTAACTCTATATAAAGCAACTCTCTTACCCTTTATAGTTGGATCTCCACTAACTTTAAATTCATACATTAATGCAAATTCTTTCGCTACATCTGTCGCTTTTTCCAAGATTGCACCGTCCGTATTTTTTTCATGGCCAAACATCATAGTTAGAATTTCATCATCAAGCATCTCAACTTCAAGATTCCCTTCGTAACCGTTGTTCGTATCTTCTTTATACCAAATGACATCATCCGCATACTCTTCAGACTCTTCGCCACTTGCATCTAACGTGATACTGACTGCACCTGTAATTTTTTTTGGTGTATCATATGTATATTTACCTTCCGTCGATTTCACTTCGGCAATATGTAAATTTTTAATTCCGTATTTAATTCTACCCATCAATAACTACCTCACTTTCATACAATACTTCATACATTCCTTCACTTGTCAGATTCTGCTCGCTTCGCACATATGGAATTTCCGCTGCTCGTAGTTTCTCTTCTACGATGTTTTCAACTTTAAAGTCCTTGTGTTTGGAGTACAATTCAATGTTTATACTTCTGATTTTGGTGTAATTCTTATCATCAGCATATTCATCATTCGATGACGGAAACCAATACAGAAGATAAGGTAATTCAGGAGCAGCTTTCTCGGGGAACGAATAATAAGCGCATTTTTCTGCGCCTAATATACTCTCCATCATTTTTTCCAATTCGACGGAATTCATCGTGATAACTCCTCCTTTAATTTTCTTATCACTTCTTTCTGTGCCCAATCATTGACATCTGCAATATGTGGATACGCACCCACACGCCCACCGCCTGCTTTAGCATGTCCAAATTCCAACAAGTGAGTGATTTGATACTTTTTCTTATTGTGCACTACAGATTTTACTTGTGTGCGCCCTGTTTCGACTTTTGCTGTCCAGCCTCTATTGTATTCGCCGGTCCTGCTTTTAAATGAGCCGCCGTGTTTTAATTTTTTCGTTGCGTCCTTTGCAACGTCAGGAACTACTTTTTCAAGGCACCTGCTTGCCTTATCACCATATTCATCAAGTATCGTATTGATTTCAGATGACAAACTTCCCGGTAATATATTCTTACTCATTGCCTTTCCTCAGCTCCGTATACAGTTCGATATCATCATCTTTTTCATACGTTCGATATACGGTGTATCTTTTATTTTTAAATTCAATGATTTCTTCATCGTTGTAGTCATATTTAAACAATGTGAATTTTTTCTGCGGTTTCAAACCGTTCAATCCTCCGTTGAAGAACTCACTTTGTGACGCTGAATCAGCAGAGCAAAATATCTGTTTTTTCGTTTCCATAGTTTCAAAAACACCGTTATCGTTTTTGATATACGATGAAGAAATTAAAAAAAGAACCTCTGATTTATCCATAACTACCTCTAACTACCTCTAAAATTTCGTATAGTCTGCTGACATGCCCAATTGCATCTTCTGCTCATCATACGATTTTTTAAGACGCTCATAGTCATTAGGTTGACCAAAATTTAGTCTAACATACGTGATGATTGCGTGTTCGATGATTGATGGCAGTGGTTCTTTTTTCAAAATTTCCGGTGAAACGCCAGCAACAAGCAAGTCTTGATATGCCGCAGCTGCAAGCATGGTCAATTCTTCATCAAATGCATCCGTAGTAATTCGCAGGCTCAATTTTATTTTTCCTAATTCCATCGCTAGCTCCTTTATCTATTAAAAGGAGCGGGTTTGCCGCTCCTTAATGATTATGCTTGTGTGATTACCTGCATACCATGGAATACAACCAAATCAGCATTCGCTGTCTGCAATCCGCGTACAGCGATAACATTCTTTTTGAAGAATTCGCCCGATTCATCCGTATCGATTGTATAGTCATCCCACATTGGCATATCGATTGTCAATGGTTGACCAAAAAGCTGCGTTCCCTTCTCTAATTGATCAAGGATTCTAAAACGGGTGATCGTACCGCCATCTTGAATCGTTCCAGATGAAGTCGTATTCGGGTCAAAGCTGATTTCATAAATCGCTTTCTTTTCACTTGTCCCACGTACTTTGCCAAGAGCAGAAAGATCTTCTTGTGCAATATACAGGCACACATTACCCTTATTTTTAATTGCTCTAAATCCGAGCACAAGATTACGCAAATAGTCTTGATCTAGTGCAACGGTTGTACGCTTTTCAGCCAATGGTGATGCTTTGACAGCCGCTACGATCTTATCAGATGCCTTTGCACGCAATGCGGATAACGCTGCATTTTCGACTGCGTTAAGATAGTTCAACGGAGTCATCTTCTTGACCTGCTTTGAAACAGTATCAAAGACACCCCATTCAGCTGGTGTAATCTTTACTGTGTCAAATGTAGCACCGGTGCCGACAATGTCATTTCCTTCTGTTACATCGTCAGCAGAAGCATTTGTTTTCTGATACCCAACTTCCCATGTACCATTTCCGGACAGTTCGATTGCATTTACATCATCAACAATATCTAATGCAACATCAGCGAGTTCACTGATGCCGCCGACCGCAGTAGGTTTTGCAATCTTTCCAGTACTTAATAACGCACGCTTAGTAATATGACCGTTTTCAATAAGTTCATTCGCACGCTTTTCTAAACCATTTGTTTCCGTTGTACGAGTTTCCACGATTTCTCCTTCTCCACTTGCAACTTTTTGCATAAGAGTCTTGCGCTTTTCAGCAGATTCCTTTAGTTGCTTTTTTCTTGCTTCCAATTGATTTACTTCTTTTTCTAATGCCTCGATGTCAGCATCGTCCTTTTCCAATTCTTCCTTGATTTCAGACATACGCTTTTCAACATCATCAAAATTCATTTTGTCGATATCCATTTTTAGCCCTCCATTTCCGACAATTTTAACTTCAATTTCAGTCTTGCTCTTCTGTGTTCTTTTTCCTGCGCCTTCAGTCGCTCCGCTTTAATTTCAGCAATCACTCCGTCGCCAAAATTTCGCGCAGATATATCAGTACCATCATTCGCCGGAATAGAAACCGCTGATACATCATACAGTTTTCCAATTTTCGTGATGGTACGTAGAACCGTAGTAATGCCATTTTCATGGTCTTCTGTTACTTCTCTCTTATCTTCAAGAACTGTAAATGCAAACGACATTCTGTCAATTACACCATTCTTGATGTCTGCATATAATCCGGGACCTCCAGATGATTTACTCAAATCAGCCCTTGTAAATAAGCCGACATTATCAGGTTTCACCTCAAGTGTGTTATTTCTTGTCCGAGCATATACTCTGCCGGAATGATCAAACTGCATGATGACATCCGACATATCACATTCCGCAAATGCATTTCTGTCAATTTGCTCATACACTTTATAATCGTCCCAGTCATACAACAGATATGGTTCATCAAATGTGCATGCATGACCCTCAACAATCAACGCATCATCATCGCTATCAATCGTCCTGAACTCCGGATGCATATCATTTCTTCTGATCTGTCTTCCTTCGTTTATTTTTTCCAAAATTGTTTTATTCATTTTTTTCACCTTCCTCAGATTTTTCACCCGCAAAATAATATTCTCCTCTGATCGGCGCATGCTGTCCGGCACCATCCGGCAGCGGTCCCCAGTTGAACAATTCTCTTATTTCATCAATCATAATTGCACCGCGATCACCAAGTTCTTTTGCCATCGACACTTTCGCGCCAATCGACATGTATTGCAGGCGATTAGCTACAGCTACAAAATAAGAACCATTCGATTGTTCAAATGATGTATACATCCATTTAGTTATTACTTCTGACAGTTGGATTGCCATCGGTTCAATAGCACCATTAAAAAAGGCATCTAATTCATCGCCTGTTGCTGAGTTATTTAATATTTTTTCATTGACCCCATAATAGAATGTTACATTCTTCTGAATTAATTCACGTTCAGCAGAACTTGGATTGTATACATTTGGCGTAATCTGTTTAACATTACTATACGTATTAGGAAATAGTAGTAACCCACCACCATCACCAGATAGATTTTCTTCTGTAAATCGCTTACGTTCTTTAGCTAAATCTTCTGTTTTAGTGAAGTTAGTAACATTCGCCATAAAACGATATGTGCTGGCATTTTTAACAGCCTCTTCAATACCTTGATTTTGAATATTAATCAGGCTCATTGTTGCATTAAGTGCTGTGTTCGATTCTCCGAAATAATCGTTCTTGTATTGGAATTTTGTCAAAATCCCAATATTTGAAAGTTCTTCTGCAGCCGCTTGTCCATTTGCAAAAATAAAACGAATCCACGGAACTTTATTTGCAACAACAAGTTCATAGCGCTCTGGCAAGAATGTAATCATACCAACTCTTTGCAT